ATTGTGTTTCTACTCTGAAATACCAAAACAGAACTAAAGGCGATCTTGCTGCTGCTGATGTTAATGAGACTGAACGCGTTGATTCCCAACCGTTAGTTCATAGAGTATACAACTTTAAACACGCTGATATGCGAGTGAGAGCTACTAATATTGGTGTTATAGCTACTCCAATTGTTCTACAAGGAACTCCTGAAGTTGGAATTAGACTAATTCGATCAGCTCAAATGGGTTCATTTTATCAGAACAGAATCGACCCTAAAGTATTTGCTAACTGTTCTCACTCTTATGATTTAAATATCGACCCAGGTGTTATGAAGAGTTCAAAAGTCTCTTATAAATTCTCTGGAAAGTTCGTCAACGTTATTAAAGACTTGCGAATTAAATTTACTGACTTAACTATTGTTGATGGATGTAAAGGTCGTTCCCAGCTATTATGTTTTGAAGAACAAATGCGAACTGCTGGTAGTAACCCTGTTTCAATTGCTTACGAAAGAGAGAGCAAGATTGGTTGTGTTTTCAAAACCATGCCTTCTCCACCTATGATTTCTCAGCTATTTCTTCCTGCTGCAGTAAATAATCCTTAAATAAAGTCTTTATTAAACTAAAACTTTCTAACTTTCTTGATAGTATCAGACAATACGTTGATATACTTCATATAGTAGTCTTGCATTGCTTCATCCTCAAACTTGCAAGAAGCTTCCCAACCATTCCAAGCAGCATTGATTGAATCCATCATGTTTGCAATTACAGTAGAGCGCAAATCATCAGTGATAACTTCTTGTTCAGGAGGAGTTCGACGGGTAGTAGCAAATCCTTCAATATCTTCAGCATTGTATTGTCTAGAGTCTGCCATTGGAGTTTTAAGATAATAAAATAAGTTTGGGGATTGCCATCTATTTATACACAATCCTTACAAATTCCTTACAAAAGCGCCACGTAATAGGCTCGTGTCACAAATTTCCTGGAAAACGCCACAAATTCCAGTACTAACTATATACTAATTGCGCTGCTGCTTAGGATTAGGGTTAGGGTTAGGGTAAAGGGTTAGTAGGGTTAGGGTAAAGGGTTTGGTAGGGTTAGTTCCTTAAGGTGCATTAGTAATACCGGGAGAGAGCGCTATAACCCCCCTTCTTTACTACTACTAATACACTTTCCTACTAGGGTTAGGGTAAAAGGAGGGTGCCGGGAACCTTGGTTCCTGGCTACACAGAAGGTCCAGAATATTATTACCTGGACCTTCTGTGCTGTGCCGTCCGAATTGACTGGACACAGCACAACCCCCTGCCCTAAATAAATGTCGCGTCACAGAAATTTTATATTTACTTTCAACAACTACCCTGATACCGTTATGGTGGATACGCTGGATTGTAAATACATCGCGTATTCTAAAGAAGTTGCCCCTACTACTCTGACGCCGCATTTACAAGGCTATGTAAGTTTTAATAATCCTAAAACTATACTTGCCGCACGAGCATCTCTTCCTGGCTGTCACGTGCTAGTTATGTTGGGTTCTATTGCCCAAAATGACGAGTATATTAACAAAGTTGCCACCATGACAGAACGCGGTGAGAAACCTATTTCTAATGATAATAAGGGTCGAGCCGAACAATTACGTTGGCAACGCGCTCGCGACTTAGCCAAAGAAGGAAAAATCGATGAGATTGACGCCGACATCTTCGTTAGGTATTATGGAACTCTTAAGCGGATTCGTACAGATTATCAGCAAAAACCCGATGCAGTTCCCACAAGATGTTATTGGATTTATGGACCTACCGGTACTGGGAAGAGTCATGCTGTCGAAAACGCGCCTTTCTCTATTTACAAAAAAGCTATGGATGATCTCAAATGGTTCGATGGTTACCAGGGAGAAGAGTGTGTTTATCTTGAGGATATTGACAAGTATCAGGTTAAGTGGGGCGGACTTATCAAACGACTTGCTGATAAGTGGCCTATGCAAGCTAGTATTAAAGGATCGATGCAATACATTCGACCACCAATCGTATGCGTCACTTCTAACTACCGTATTGAAGACATCTGGACCGACGAACAAACAGTCGAACCTTTGTTACGCCGATTTACTCAGATTGAGAAATTGACCCAAGAACAAGTTATTGACTTTAACCAATAAAATGCCTTATGCTCGAAGAACCGCTGTACGTAGAAGTCGCCCTGTTCGCCGGACTGTTGCTCGCCGGTCTCGTGTACGTCGTCCAGCACCTCGTCGTTCACTCACGGTGCGTCGTAGACGCGTCTACAGACGCAGATAGTTTACCTTAAAATAAAATGCCTCCTACTCCTCGTCGTAATAGCGCAGCCGATACACCACGTCGAAGAAATTCGGCTGGACGTTTTATTGCAAGATCCGCTACGCAAGCTGCTGGAGCTACATTAGGTTTTATACACGGTAACGTTCCTGGTGCCGTGACTGGAGCTATTTATGCTGGAAAACAGTATGATATGCGTTATCCTGATGAGATGCACCAATTAATTGCTGAAGGTGCATCTTATTCCAAAAGAATGAAAGGAAACGGAGTTTGGCAAGGTACCAATACAATCGGAAAGGAAGAACGTTCCTTGCAAGCTTACTCTCTTTCAAAAGGATATCATGTTCAAACTGAAACATTTGGACTTGTAACAGATCCTAATACTGTTTACATTCACCATTCTACTTATTATCAAACCGCCTACGCTTATGCAATTTGTGGTGCTGCTACTCGAAAATTGTTTAAAAAAGCAGGAATGGATCAAGATGATAGATTTGAAATCATTCCTGGTGGATCTGTATCCGATGCTGTTGGTTGGCGTATCCAATACATTGTACAAAATCCAATTACTGGAGCTTTGAATTCTATTGCACCATATGATTTGGTTGTAGGATCTACTTTGACTAGTGTAGTAGATTTTAACACTTCATTTTACAATCAAGTCGTTACTTACTTAAAGAATACAGGTGCATTGAATGCTGATGAACCATTTAAACTCATTCTTCAGATGTTTGATGGAGCAACTTATAGAACACGAGCAACTATCAATTTCCAAAACGAACATCTTATGTTGTATTGTGTTTCTACTCTGAAATACCAAAACAGAACTAAAGGCGATCTTGCTGCTGCTGATGTTAATGAGACTGAACGCGTTGATTCCCAACCGTTAGTTCATAGAGTATACAACTTTAAACA